CGCAGCGAAAGCGAAGAGATCAAACGTATTGATACAATTACGCAGGAAATATCTCCTACGTTTTGTTTTGCAAAATGGTATCACGCTAACATATACTTTCAAACAGGTGAAACACATAGTTGTTATCATCCTGCTCCTCATAAGATTGATACTGCACCCTTACTAGAAAATCCAAGTGCTATACACAACACAGCACAAAAGAAAAAAGAACGTGCCGCTATGATGCGTGGCGAGCAACCTGCTGGTTGTAACTATTGCTGGAAGATTGAAGCAATGGGCAAAGATTATGTTAGTGACAGAAAGCAACGTAATCAAACTATTTTCTTTAAACATAGACTTAAAGCAGTAAAAGAAGGTGGCGCAGAGTTTGATGTAAATCCAGAATACTTAGAAGTTAGTTTTGGTAATGAGTGTAACTTCCGTTGCGGATACTGTCATCCAAAAGCCAGCAGTAGATTTTATCAAGAAATAAAACAGCACGGTCCATATGATATGGTGCAAAATCATAGATGTGATATTGATTGGTTTAAAATATATCAAGAAGAAAACAATCCTTATTTAGATGCTTTTTGGAAATGGTGGCCAGAGCTTAGTAAAGAATTACATATTCTTCGTATTACTGGTGGTGAACCTACAATACAGCAAAGCACATACAGACTATTTGATATGCTTGATGCAGATCCAAAACCAGAACTAGAACTTAACTGTAATAGTAACTTAGGAGGTAAGCCAAAACAACTTGCAAAGTTTACCGACCGTGTAAATCATTTATTAACAAATAATAAAATAAGACGTTTTAAAATGTTTACAAGTATTGATACTTGGGGTAAACGTGCAGAATATATTCGTGACGGATTAGATATTGAAGTGTTTGAACGTAACTTAGATTATTTTATGCGTAACTGTGATGCACCAATGGTGCTAATGATTACATTTAATATTTTTAGTGTAACTACATTTAGAACATTACTAGAAAAAATATTAGAATGGCGTGGCAAGTATAATGACGTAGAAACACATAGATGGCAGCGGTTAGGTTTTGATACACCGCACTTAAAAGAACCACTGCAATACGATATGAATATATTGCCCAAAGAATATTTAAGTTATATGCGTGATCATTTGCAGTTTATAAAAGAAAATGTTGACGATGAACGCAAAGATGCATTTAGTACATTAGAATATGAAAAGTTTAGACGTGTTGTAGATTATATGGAAAGAACTGAATATCCATTAGAAAAAGTTATACAAGGACGTCAGGACTTCCACAAATTTTTTAAAGAACAAAATAGAAGACGTGGAGTAAATCATATTGAAGTTTTTCCAGAAATGGCAGAATTTTTTGATTTATGCGAAACATATGTTTGAAATAAAATTATACAATAATGATATAGATTTAACTGAATTTTTTATAGAAGCACACAAGAAAAAGTTCTATAATAATAGCAGTCAAGAAATGCTTATTGATTATATTAAAAAATATGAAGATGCTAAACTTTGGTTGTTATTACATAATAATAATGTTGTTGGTACAGTAGTAGCACATAAGTTAGAAGAACTTGGAATATTAGGAAAAGATGCTTACAGAATAGGTGCAAGAACTTGTGTGTTAACTCATCTAATAGGAAAAGATAGAGTAAAAAGTCTGAAAGGTAAAACTGATATTCACTATTCACACGCTTCGCAATTTTTATTGCCTGCTTGTATAGAAGGTGTTGGCAGAGATAAACCCTTGTATCTTAGCACACATACTGGTGATGTTGGTAGCCAAAACAAAGTACATAATTTTTGGGCAAAGTATTTTCATAAAGCAGGTGTTCTACAAAATCCATTAGAACTTGAATACAAAGGTACATTCCAAACTTTTTGGAAAATTAATGTTGATAAATTTTATGAAACTTTATCTTTGTCTAGATGGCCTGAAGCAGAGGAAGTTATACCTATCCTAAATCAACCCAACTAGTGCCGTTGTAACCTTGGAACTTTTTAGTTGATTTATTGAATATAATCATTCCTTCTTCGCCATCTACATCTGTTAAGTCTGCTTCTGTAAATCCTTTTGACTTCATAATTGGTACTGATAAAACACCTCTACCGTCAAAATTTAAGCCAGTTGGATTATCCCAAAATGCACTAGGTAAATTTTTTCCATCGCTCAACGTAATTGCAAAATCTGTTGGATATATTTCTAAGTCTGGATCTGGTGTTACGTCTGTGTTTACATAAAAACCAAAGCCACCTCCAATTTTATATGCCAATCCGTCCCAAGCGTGTACAGTGTTTACCATCATATGATCTCCAGGGTTTAGTGGAAGCATATTTTCGTGATCACCGTTAAAAGCAAAATAATTAACTTGTCCTAAGTTAGAAGTGTTAACTGGATTTGATTGTAGTTTAAAACTTATATTGTCAGCATATACTTGTAATGTTTCTGTACTATTGTAACCAATATTAATTTCGCCTGTTGCGCCGCCTTCTAGTCTTACTTGTCCTTCATTTACAGTAAGCACCGGTGCTTTAGTTTCATCAAATACTTCGCCAATCACACTACCTCTATACTCTGCAAGCACACTTGGTTTATCTGTGCCTTCCCAATCAAGCAAAGTAAGTACAGGAGAATCGTCCCAGTATGCAATGTTACCTTTGTACATTGTTTCTCTGTCAGTGTCTCCAAGTTTAAGCACAGCACTTTTTGAATCTGGATGTTCAAGTCCTGCTCTTAACACGTGATGTTTTAAAGTGTCATTCCAAGTCAATACGTGTTCGTCATCAGGTGTTAGTATTCCGCCTTTTAAATTTCCGTTAACTGTTCCGTTTGATCCGTCAACAATAATGTCACCGTTCTCATAAACAATATTACCTTTCAAGTTACCTGTTACATCTCCTAAAACAGTTCCTGAATGTACACCATTACTTGGACCTATTAGGTTACCCATAAATGTACCATTTACATTACCCACTAAGTCTACTTCACCGTGGTGTTTTCCATATGTATCACCTACAATTCTGTCAACAACTAATGTTTTTGTAACAGCATCATAAATCATATCCCCAGCAGAATTTACAATATTGCCTTCGAAATTACCTTTGATTAAACTACGTGCAGCATCTAATATAACGTTATTTGCGTTGTCTTTAACATTTCCTACAACGTCCATATGAACAGTGCGACTTGCTGCATTAATTAATACATCGCCTTCTTCATTTTCAACATTACCTACCATAGGTCCGTATAGTTTACCAAATGTTGTGTCAACTTGCACTATGCCGTCTTTGTTAACAACATTTGCTTTTATGTGGCTTAGCCAACTATCTATAATTAAAGTACTATCAGCACCTACAATATCTATTCGATACGAATCGCCAGGTATAAAATCAGTCATATTTTTCTCCTACAATGTATTTATTCTAATATTGACAAGAATGGATTTTTTTAGTATAATTAGTGTATGTATGATGTATTTTTAATTGCCGATAAAAGTTTGTTTGAAGAAGATTACAAACGACTTAAGAAAAGTATTCCTACAGTCAAATGTGTAAAAACAATAGAACAAGCACAACGTACTTGTATTACAAAATTTTTGTGGGTTGTATATCCAGACTTAGAAATAAAAGAAAACTTCTTATTTGATTATGTTCCTGATGAATGGAGCCAAGACTATATACACGTTTTTCTAAATAATGACGAATACGATGGTATTTCGTTGATACCAAAAAATGCACAAGTGTCACAAAAAGAAGTTGATCATAGATTTTTTGTTAACACTAAAGAAGTTAATATTGTAGCAAGTATGCCAACAAAGTATGATATTTTTTATACAGATACATATGAAGATTATGCAAATGCATTAGTTACAGCAAAGACAGATATGTTTTGGGTAGTTCCACCTACTATAGAGTTGTTAGATGATTTTGAATTTGACACATACTTTACTCATCATAATTCTTTTGATAGAAAAATAAATCACGTATTCCTAAATGGTGAACACCACGACGGTGTTATATTATGCAGTAAGAAATCAAAAATTAGTGCAAGAGAATGGAAGTTTATGTTTATTGCACACAAAAAAGAACATAACAAAATTGTAAGCAAACCTAAACCATATGACATTGTTTTTATAAGTTATCAAGAACCTAATGCTGATGAAAACTATAATCGCATACTAAAACGCTTTCCTCAATGCAAAAGAATACACGGAGTAAAAGGAATACATCAAGCTCATATAGAGGGTGCAAAAATATGCACAACTCCAATGTTTTGGATTATAGATGGCGATGCTGATATAGTTGAAGATTTTAATTTTGATTATCAAGTTCCTGTTTGGCAATGGGACCACGTACACGTATGGCGTAGTAGAAATCCTATCAATGGACTTGTGTATGGTTATGGTGGAGTAAAATTATTTCCAAGAGAACTTACACTTACTATGGATACTAGTAAACCTGATATGACAACTAGCATTAGTGATAAGTTTAGGGCAATACAACAAATATCAAATATTACTGCATTTAACACTGGCGAATTTGAAACTTGGAAAAGTGCATTCAGAGAATGTTGTAAGCTAAGTAGTAAAGTAATTGATAGACAAAAAGAAGCCGAAACTGATACACGCTTGAAAATTTGGAGCAGTGTTGGCAAGGATAAGCCTTATGGAGAATATGCAATCAAAGGTGCAAAAGAAGGAACTATGTACGGAGCTGCTAATAAAGGCAACATAGATGCGTTGAAGTTAATCAATGACTTTGATTGGTTAAGAGAAAAATTTGATGGACATATATAAATTATTAGATAGATTTGAAGTTCTTTATCCTGATGATGAACGTTTTGCAAATCTAAGACGTGCATACATTGATCGTGATGTGCTAAGTTTATTTCGTTTAATCGATAAGGAAGAACTGCGAAAAGCAGTAGTAGAAAAAAATATAAACAGTGTTTTTAGATGCGTTGATAACAAAAGAACAGTTGGTGAAATAGAAGATTTACGCAAAGCAGTATTAGAACATAACCTACACGCTTTGTTTAGATTGTTACCAGGTAATGATGATTTACGAAAAGCAGTGCTTGAAGATAACTTGCACAGTATTTTTAGACTTATCGATGATGAAGATCTCAAAGGACTTATCCTAAATGATAATGTTTTTAGTTTGTGGAGAATAATACAATCTTATGTAGACACACATTTTGTGTATGCTTTTAAAACTATGATAAAAGAAGATATTCCGTTTGATGAAGATTGTTTTAGTAGAGGACAACTTGAAAGTAAGTTGTGGGTAATACGTGAACTAAAAAATATTGGTATAGATCTTGGAACTGTATTTCTTTGTGCAGGATGGTACGGTACACTAGCAGTAATGTTATTTGAATCAGGATTGACATTAGAAAAAGTTAGAAGTTTTGATGTAGACGAAAGCACTGAAAAAATAGCAGAAATATTTAATAAACATTGGGTAATAAATGGATGGAAATTCAAGCCTGTGATACAAGACATACACGATATAAATTTTGAAGAGCATTGTTATATTGTTGCAAAAAAAGGTGGCAGCGATTTTGAAAGATTATGGGATACTCCTGATACAATAATAAATACCAGCACTGAACATATTGATAATTACAATACTTGGTATAATAAAATACCCGACGATAAATTTATAGTTGTTCAAGGAAATGATTATTTTGAAATAGAAGAACACGTGAATTGCAGTAAAACACTAGAAGAATTTAGCGATAAATCTCCAATGACAACAGTGTTATATGAAGGCGAACTACAATTGCCTAAATACAAAAGGTTTATGAAAATTGGATATAAATGAACTTACACTAAGACAATTGCAAACTGAAAGTGCAAGAGCTCTTAGCACTATGCAAGCCACAAACAACAATATACATATGTTCAACAAAAAAGCACACCATAATAGTCAAATGTGGTACAAGGCAGTGATTGAATGGTATGTTGATAATTACGGTGACTTGCCTAGCAAAGTAGGTCCAGGAACAGAAGTAAAGTTGATAAGCGATGATTGATCAATTTAATTATCATAGCTGCAAAGAATTTCCTCATTCAACTTTGTATTTTGACAAGAGTAAACCTTGTTGCAATAACGCTGGACCAAAATGTGATTGCAGAGTTATTAAGGTTTGTAAGAATAGAGATCAAGGTCAGCCATTAAACAGTAAGTGGTTAGATATGTATCAAACCCTTGCAGACAAAAATGATTCCTTTGTACAAGTTTTTCAAACTAATTGGTTTGATACTATTGAGATGGAAAAATTACCTATCCTAATTTCAGTGAAAGATTTGATAGAAAAAAAAGATGTAAGATTATACAAAAAAATACAAAAAGAAACTGTATTAGAAATTATGATTGCTATGCAATCAACGTGGTTAGATATGTTGGAATATAGTAAAACATTATCTGATGATGAATTTGTATTACACGGAGATTTTGGAGTAGGAAATATTGTAATTACACAAGATCTAAAAGTAAAATTAATTGATCCTGATAGTATCAATATATTCAATTTTTATAATGATGCATTGTATATACGTAAATACTATTGGGCGCAACTTCAATTAATGACTGCGTTGCAAGATTTTTTTCATAGGCAAGAAATAGAAAGTCTTCTTAAAAAACAAAAAAAATTGCTACAAAGTATAAATGATAAAACCTTGGATGTGTAAATGTATAAGTATGAAGACATAAAAGAAGTACATTTAGAAGTTACTCAAAAATGTCAAGCCGCTTGTCCTATGTGCGATAGGAATATGAATGGAGGAGATGATAATCCTCATCTTACTAATGCTGAAATAACTTTACAAAAAGCAAAAAAGATTTTCAAACCCGATTTTATCAAACAACTAAAAACAATGTATATGTGTGGTAACTTAGGAGATCCTATTGTTGCAAAAGACACACTTGAAATATTCAAATATTTTAGAGAGCATAATCCTACAATGTGGCTTAGTATGAATACTAATGCTGGTGCTAGAGATATGCCTTGGTGGATGGAACTTGCACAAGTATTTGGACGCAATGGTGCTGTAATTTTTAGTGTTGACGGACTAGAAGATACAAATCATTTGTATAGACAAAACGTACAATGGGATAAAGTTGAAACTAATATGAAAGCATTTGTTGCAGCAGGTGGCAGAGCCCGTTGGGATTTTATCATATTTCAACACAACGAACATCAAGTAGAAGAAGCAGAACAACTTGCCAAAGAATGGGGTGTAGAAAAATTTATAAAGAAAAAAACAGGACGTTTCTATAGTACTAAGAAAATGACTGGTAAAGAAACACACCAAGCGATAAATCGAAAAGGACAAAAAACACAAACGTTGGCAAAGCCTAAAGAAAAACAATTTGCAAATAAAGAGTTAGACAAACAAAAAAATATTGCAAAGCAATATGGCAGTATGATTGAATATTATAACAAGTGTAAAATTAATTGTAAAGTAAAAGATGCTGGTAATATTTTTATTACTGCCGAAGGTTTGCTTATGCCTTGTTGTTGGACGGCTGGACGTATGTATAAATGGTGGCACGCCGATCCAAAAGTAGAACAAATATGGTCTCACATTGATGAAGCTGGAGGCAAAGGCGGCATTAATGTCATTATGAATGATATGAAAAAAGTTATGGAAGGTCCGTTACTGAAAAGCATTGAAGATAGCTGGAATGCAAAAACTGTAAAGGAAGGCAAATTAGGAGTTTGTAGCGAAAAGTGTGGAGCTAAATTTGATCCTTTTGCAGCTCAGTTTGCATAATTTAAGATTCATAAATATATTTAGTTAAGTAAAGTACGTATATAATGAACTTAAAAAAAGTAGAGTTAGAAATAACTAGTGACTGTAATGCTGCTTGTCCTGGATGTGCTAGGACATTGAACAAAGACCTGTTGACTATACAAAGTTTTACATTTGAAGATATAAAACGTATATTTCCACCTGATGATTATACTGGCGTAGAATTCAAGTTTTGCGGTGTTCTTGGCGATCCTGCTTTGCATATAGAATGTGTTGATATGGTTGATTACTTGTCTAGTATGGGCGGGTATTGCGAACTGAGTACCAACGGTGGTATACAAAAAGCCGAGTGGTGGTCAAGACTAGGCAAGATTGCAGCAGAAAGACCCGGACTGGTATTCATACATTTTTGTGTAGATGGTCACGAAGAAACTAACCACATATATCGTGTAAACACAAAATTTAATATTGTTTCACGCAATATGCAAGCATTTAGTTTATATGCACCAGCAGGAAGTGCAAGTTGGATTTACATTATTTTTGATCATAATGAACACGAATTAGAAAAAGCAAAAATACACGCAGAAAGTTTAGGTTTTACTTTTGCTACTAGAACTGGTATGCGTAACAGTTATCACGATTGGATAGCCAAAATATCTAAAAAAGACAAAGAAATAAAAAAAGTTGTAGTTGAAGAAAAGAAGATTACTACAACAGGAGCAAAAGAACACAGTAAGAAAAAAGATGTAAAAGATTTAGACAAATTTATTGCTGAATATAAGTTGCGTAAAAAAACAAAAAACTTTGAAACAAAAAAGCAAGAAATATTAAAAACTGTTGTGTGCAAATACATACACGAAGGTGAAATATTTATTGCAAGTAATTTAACATTATGGCCTTGTTGTTTTCTTTGGGATAGTGCTTTCAAAAACAAAGAAGGCATACTTGACAAATTAAATCAATTTGAACCAAACTGGAATAGTTTAAAACATCATAGTAAAGAAGAAATTTTACAACATCCTTGGTATGCAAAACTATTAGCAGCAAGTTGGGAACCCGGACACGAATTACATTTGACAAGATGTATTAGGACTTGTGCAAAAAATAAGGCGTATCATAACGAAATAAATTACGTAGATAATGCGATAAGTACATTATGAATAAAGTGAGTGATACGTTCTGTATTCTTCCTTGGGTACACCTTAGCACTAGACCAGATGGTAGTATGAGAGTTTGCTGCACAGCAAACGCAAGTAGTGTTGGTCCAACAAATGATAAAGAACACGGCGGACAAGTTGGTATTCTAAAAACAGATGACGGCAAGCCAAACAATTTAAATGTTACAGATTTTCAAACTGCTTGGAATAGTGAGTATATGAAAAATGTGCGTAAGCAAATGATGAATGGTGAGAAGCCTCCTAGTTGTTTGAAATGCTACAAAGAAGAAGCAGCAGGCCATAATTCAAAACGTATGTGGGAAACTGAATATTGGAGTTCACGTACAAATGTAGATGAACTAATAGCAAACACAACAGATGATGGGGAAGTACCTCCACAACTTGCATACATTGATTTACGTTTTGGTACTAAGTGTCAACTTGCTTGTGTGATGTGTAGTCCGCACGATTCAAGTGGCTGGATCAAAGATTACAAAAAAATATTTCCTGCTGTGCAAAATAAAAGTTTAAAAGAAACAATGCAGTGGCAAGACAAGGGTAGCACAAACGGTAGTAGTTATAATTGGCATAAACAAAATCCTATTTTCTGGGAACAATTTTATGCACAAATGCCATATATGAAACAAATATATTTTGCTGGTGGTGAAAGTTTAATTATTGAGGAACATTATGAAATACTTGAAGAAGCCATTAGGCAAGGTATTGCAAAAGATTTGGAACTTCGTTATAACTCAAATGGAGTTGAATGGCGAGAGGATTTATTTGATTTATGGAAACAATTCAAACTTGTGCGTTTTCACTATTCGGTAGACAGCATAGGAGAAATGAATAGTTACATACGTTATCCAAGTGAATGGAAACGTACCGAAGAAGTTTTCCATATTTTAGATAAACAAACAAGTGTTAATGTTGAAATTACTGTTGCTTGTGCAGTGCAAGCATTGAACATTTATTACTTGCCAGACTTTATAAAATGGAAACTAGAACAAGGATTTCAAAAAGTAAATATGTGGCCATTTGGTGCAGGCGGTATAAACTATCACTTTGTGTATCATCCTCCTCATTTAAATGTAAAAGTTTTACCAAATTGGTTCAAAGCAGAAGTACGTAAAAAATATGAGGAGTTTTATCCTTGGTGGGAAGCTAATTGGGAAAAAGGAATACCTTCTTGGTATAAGTATGGCAAAAAGAAAACTACATATCAGCAATGGCGTGATGCAGGGTATGGCATTAAACGTTTACAAGGTATGGTAAATTTTATGGAAAGCGAAGACTGGAGTAGACGTCTACCTGAAATGAAAGAATTTTTACATAGGTGTGATGTGCAACGTGGCAACAGTTTTGCCACAGTCTTTCCAGAGATGAAGGACATATTCGATGGCCTTGAATAGTCTTCCTTGTTACTATGCACTAGGCGGTTTGAACTTGAAGCAACAGTTTGCTACAAGTTGTCCACAGCAATCTGATAGATTACAGTGGTTAGCAAAAGGACATTTACCTAGTCAATATTTTAACAATGAAGAATTTAAAAAGCACAGATTAGATTTGCTAAGAGGCAATTGGCCTACTGGTTGTGATATGTGCCAAATAGTCGAAGAACAAAAGTCCGGTATTAGTATGCGACAGGAAACACCACCTGATACACGTTGGACTGATTATGGCACAGGTGCCACAAAGTTTGAAGGTTTAAAAACTATTGAAATACGTTTTAGTAATGCTTGTAATATGGCTTGTTTA